ATCTGTTATCTCCTGATCCTTTGAGAACACCACGCTCTTGTCTGTCATCAAGCTTCTTGATGTTCATTTCTACTACGTAACCAAGGTGCTTGCCGAAGTAGTTTGACAGAGCAGTTGTGTAGAACAAAACGTCACCTAGTTCCTTGATGATCTCGTCAGGGGTGACCTTGTTACTATCTCTGATCTGTTTCTTGATCTTCTCAGCAACCTCACCAGCCTCACCAACGAGGCCAAGTACGTTCTCAACCAAGCGGGCCTGACCTGCTGTGATGATCTTACCCTCTACCCAGTCACTGTAGTCTTTGAAGGCTGCTTGCGTAGTCCTCTCAAAGAGATCGTAGTAGCCAAACATGTCCAAGTCTGTTTCGTTAATCATTCTTCCAACATTCCCCATGCTTCCATATCAGCGTCTGTACTGAAGTATTCGTCAAGGTCTATAAGACCCTCGTCAATTAAGAACCTAATGACGAACTCTTCTGTGATTTCGTTTTGCTCAAGTATAAGAACGATACCGTAGTTCTCTACAAGAGCGGCTACTTTACTATCAAGATCAAACAAGGTTAAACCTCCATATCAACACGTCAAGAGGAGATTATAATTGGTTCGATTGACGTTGAGAAGTGTTTAACCATCCCGTAAGCCTCATCAAATGTTTCGACATAGACATCCTCAGTGTATAACTCACCATTAATTTCAAGGAGACACACAAGAAAGTAACCGTACTCTTCGTCCTCGTAAGGACCATCGACTATACGATGTATCATGATGGTCATTTCTTTTTCTCCTTTAACCACTCTAGTGGTATTGTTTCTTGTGCGTAGAGGTAGCCATGTTTATCACACCACATAGCATACGTTGTCTTTGAACCCTTTGACAGCCTAGCGTTTTGGTTAGAGAAGACAAACCTTATGTCTAGTTCTGGATGCTGCTGTTTTATCATCAGGTGCTTCATCCTGTCTGAAGCAATGAAACGACCCTTTGTCTCTACGATGATACCGTTGTCTAGTACAAAGTCAGGTGTGTAAGTCTTCTGTCTCGTGTCTATCCAAGGTATCCTGGTCTTCTCATACTCAAACGAGACCCCTCTTATTTTGAGGAATCCCGCTGTTCTCTTTTCTAGTCCTGATCTGAAGCGCATACAGGAGGCTCCCAGATATCACCAACACTACGTCTAAGCCAGAGTAACCTACCGTTCTCTGTCACACGATCAACATCGTTGTCGTATTCTTCAAGGACCCGTAAGTAGGCATCACACTCAGACGTGATACCATCCAGTATCTTACTTGCCTTGACAGGACCTACTCGAAACAAACCAATGATGTTGTCAGCACTATCACCAGTCAGTATCTGTGAGTAGAAGAACTTCATACCGTCAAACTCAGACACTGTGGTCCAAGTATGTTTGACAGGATTGAAGTGGGAGCAGGGCAACTGCATCATGTCCTTGTCTACAGAGATAACAGTGCAGTCATAGTCAAAGCTACATGCTGCGATACCGATAAGATCATCTGCTTCTTCACCAGAGGATACGACAGCACCCCAGTTATCTACCATGTGCTTTCTTACATCAGCAAGGTAGCGTGGTTTTTCTACACCCTCTCGGTTACCCTTGTATGGTGCAGTTACAGCGATATCGTAACGGAAGTTACCCTTGCCTGTAAGGAATAGTTGGAACTGCTCGTTACTATCTTGGTCGTAATCCCAGAGGACTTCTGATAGAGCCTCGGTTAGGATGTCGTCAACCTTTTCAAGTGCATCGTCAAGCTCATCATTCTCACAGGAGAACGCAGCACGATATGCAAAGATATCACCATCGATTAGAATGTTATCCATAGTCTCTCCTATTGGAGCAGTTTAGCCACATGCTCAGGTGAGGGAGAGACTTACCAGCCGTTGTTAGAAGCACCAGCAGATGCTACGAATGGTACGTGTTCAATAACACCAACACGTTCTAGTTTGACAGAGGCGGTAGAACCCTCACCGTAGATCGAAATCTTTACGGCGACAGAGCTGGAGTTACCGATATCACCATCAGCAGAATAGGACCAAGGCTCGTTGGTCATACCCTTGGTGACAACAGGTGCACCACCGAGGTTATCATAACCAGACGGGTGAACGTTGGGACGCTTGAGTTTCATACCACGCTTACCGTCAGCGAAGTCGTAGGATTTAATCATCTGATTGCCCATGGAAACTTCTGGGAAACCAGCCTTGATCATCTCGTCAATGACTTCTTCCGAGTCGGGGATGAAGATCATGTTGAACTGACCGTTTGTTTTCTCGTGATACTCCGAGTCATCCATGTTCTCTTTGAAGATTTTGGCCCAGTAAGCCTTGCCCTTGAACACGCCGTAAGTAGTTTTCTTTGCCTTAGCCATTGTTAAGCTCCTTTAGCTTGAGTACGGAAAGTAATAAGTACGATTGCCTTGTATGTCAAGTACAAAAGTACAGGAAAAAGACCTAATACTAGATCAGTGAGTGTCATACCAGTTCCTTCCAATGTCAGATGATCCTGCTAGAGGGCAGAACATGTTGAACTTCTTGCCAGTCTCTTCGATAGACTGTCGTTGTAGTAGTGCCAAACGTTCAGCCGTAGCCATATCACCACTAACCTCTGTCTGCCATTCGTCATGGGGCCAGGTTACAAGCTTGTAGTTGATCCCCTCCTCGGTTGCTTTCTTATTCCAGCGGAGAGCAGAGTGTTTCATGATCGTGCTCTCCCCGTTCTGTAACATACCAGCTAGTGTCTTGTGCTCTGACGGAACGATAACCTTACGACCATCAAGTCCCTTGAACCAGCCACGCTTTGCAACGTGTGGTATGATGTTGTTCTTTAGGTCAGCAAGGCCAGTGATGGAGTTGGTGAAGTTCTCAACAGCCTCAGCAGCCTCACGCTGATTAACCCGAAGGATTTGTGCAACCTTACCGTTACCAGCACCAAGAAGGAATGCGTAGATGAATGTCTTTGCGTCATCACGGGTTACATGGCTAATGCCAAGAGCCTTCTTGTTTAGGTTGTGGATGTCGGTCTCGTCCTCCTTCTTTCCTGATATGATAGCGTGAACATACTCCTCAGACTTCATAAGGTGGGCAAGTATGCGAAGCTGAATACCCTCAGCGTCCGTCCCGACGAGGTAACTACCCTCTGGTACACACCAGAGTTTACGGAAGTCTCCATCATACTTTGCTTTAACAGCGTCAACAGCCGTTCTGGGTTGCCCGTGAAAAGCTGAGGGGATGTTGACTTGGTTTGGCGCACTGTGTGCCATTCGTCCAGTCCAAGCTCCGATGTGTGTAAAGCGTCCATGAATACGTCCATCCTTTTCATTGTAGTGACCAAGCCATTCCACCAAGCTTGATCGTCTTCCTTCGAGAGTGAGCCACTCAGCAAGGTTCTTTGCACCCTCAGGTGCGAACTCAGGAAGAGTGCTGAGGTTTACCTCAGATAGTGTCCAACCATACCGCTCGAACTTAGCGCCACGCTCTTCGGTTAGCCCTTTGCTTTTCACGTTCATATTCGATATGTCCTTTCGTCTTTTCTACTGGCTCCCATCCTGCTTCCCACAGTCGGTCTATCCGCTGTTTCGGTGAGGCTGGATTAAAAGAAACAAAGTCGTAGCAGTGTAAGTCAGGGGGGTTAACAGAGTTATCAACCTTTGTCATTACATATTTACTACGGGCGTTATCAACTGACGCCACAGGGGTGTTGTCTTTCTTGAGACGGTACTTGATCGTGTTGACTACCTCAAGCTTAGGAGGGAAGTCCTGCTGGAACCCTGTCTCAAGCTCCTCCATACGTGCCTTGATAACGTCAAGCATTGACAGGGCTAGGGTCTGGTTAAAGTAGAACCCGTTCTCTGTCATCTGCTCACACAGCCGCTGGATTTGATGCTCACACTTGAGTGCTTCCTGCCACTCAGGGTCTTCGATAACTTTACGGAACTTGTTGTAAAGCTCAACAGTCACCGTCACGTCTTGGTGACAGTAGTCAATCATCTCTTGGTTAAGGTGGGACCAGTCAGAGTAATCAGTCTTGTAGTTACCAAGTCTCTGGCCCCACGCCTTTAGGCTATGACCACCCTCAACACTGAAGTCAACTAGACGAGATACGATCAGGGTGTCGATCACTTTGTCATAGTCAATATTAACACCATCAAGCATACGATTAAGGACTGGAACATCAAAACCGATACCGTTGTGCAGTACGAAACGATCAGCATCAGCGATGTAGTCAATGAACCGTTGTCTCTCTTCTGGTATGGTGTCAACATTAAGAAACTGGTTCTTCTCACCACTGCTGGTATCTTGGGTGCAGATAACCCATATGCGTCTAGCATCAAGGGCGTCCGTCTCTATATCCATAGCGACTATCTTCATTCCTCTTCATCCTCATCAGGCTCGAACATTACTAGAACCAACGTACTTACCACATCATACGGCCAGATCATAGCCCTAAACTTAATAGCACTATCGTCTGCCTCTAACTCCATTACTTGTAGCAAAGCAGACACAAGCAGGTGGTGGTTAACAGCTCCTAAAAAGTAGATGACTGATGAGATCCAAACCAGAGGGGGCACACCAAGGATAAGGTCTAGGACTGGTTGTAAGACTTCCATCAGATATCACCATACTTCTCTGCTAGTGTGAATGTGTTTGTATTGAAGACAAGCTGACCAGCGTATCCTGTAGGGCCGACAGGTCTGTTCTTTGTGACAAGGAGTTTTGTAGTGTTACGCTCATCGGCATTCTCAGAAAGCTTGTTACGGTTAAGCTCGACCACAACTGACGCCCGCTGTTCGATCATACGGCAATACTTAACAGCACCATCATCGTTTGTATGACCAATGGTTACGATACCAACACCAAGCTCTGCCGCAAGCTTTGACAGACGTACCGACAGGTCGGCTAGGAATTGTTCCTTACTCTCCTCAGCACCCATGTTTGCTGCAATGTCTTGGATAGGCTCGAAGAACACATACTTAACACCACATGCCTGAGACAGGTAACGGATGTGTTGAAGGATATCCAGAGGATCATCCTCGTCATTGAGGAAGAACTGGTAGAACCTTTCGTCCTTTGTCAGTGTCTTGATAGCCTCTTGAACGTCAGCATCTCGGCCCTTCTCAGCGATCAAGTCCTTTCGGGTTACGTTATCCTTAAGTTCGTAGGATACAAGGCCGAGAAGACTGCGTAGCTTTGTCTCTTCCATGTGCCATGCAGCGATAGAGATGTTAGGGTAGTTCTTGAGGATGTGATACTCAAGGTAGCGCATGAACTCAGTCTTACCGATACCAGTCTGTGCTTTGAACAGAGTGAAGTGTCCCTGCATCAGACCCATACACAGTGCGTCGAAGTCTTGGATGCCTGTCTCCACATAGACGTGATTCTCAGCACCGTTGTAGAGGTTTAGGAACTTGTCTGTGGTATTGTAGATGTTCTCAGGGGTATACTTTACTGCGTTGAACCAAGCGTTAAAGAACTCAGCCCTGGCCCCTGCCTGTAGGAACTCGTTAGCATCCTTATACTTGTCATGCTGCACACGGTAGACCTTGTTTGGGTAAAGGTTAGCGATGCGCTGGGCGACAGCATTACCAGCATCGTCATGTTCGATGGACAGAACGATCTTGTCAAAGCTACTCAACCACTTGTCAACGTTAGCCCACAGGCGGTGGCTCGGTGTTGACGATGGCAACGATACAAAGGCCGCAGGGAACTTGGGGTTGTTGCACATCTGATAGGCTGACATGGCATCAAGCTCACCCTCTGTGATCGTCACGATCTTGCACGAACCACTGTTCCAGAGGTTCATACCAAACAGTTCGTCAGACTTGAGGTTACGGGCACGGAACTCTTTGGGGAAGTAGCGTGTCTTCACACCACCAGACGGGTAGACGTATTCCTGTTTGACAGGATCGTTGTTGCTGTTGACGTAAGTCTTAACACCATAAAACTTCATAGTCGTGTCAGTGATGTCACGAACACCACGGAATGTTGGTGTCAGAAACTCTGTGACGTTGTCTTGCTTTTCTACTACCTGCACTTTTCTCGTTCCTTCCCATGATCCGGTGCTGTGTGTTGGGTATTCGTCAGAGGCCCAGTCCATTAGCTTGGGCATCTCCTTAGGGTATTTCTTAGAACATGAAAAGCACTTACCAGCACCACTGTTTTCGTTGTAGCTGAAAGCGTCACTGCTCTGGCAGTCAATGTTTGGGCAGGGGAGCCTGTCGTGCCAACCATCTTTATCTGCATACTCCATTCATTTTCTCCTTGACAGTTCTGATTTCGGCTGTATCCTAGGGCTGTCGTTAGACAGGGTCCTATTGGGTATACACTTCTCTTGAATGATACTTGAGGACGTTACTGATTACTATCTGCTCTTCCTCTATTGTAAGCATATAAGCTACACCATCCCAGTCAGTACCACAATCAATACTAAACTTTGGTTTAGTTCCTTTTGAGTAGGAACCCTTTTCCAAGACGGTGACGATAACCTCTAGGTCACCGAGTTCTACCACGATGTAATCTTCCATTGTATTATACCCCAAACTTCCAAACTACCCAGCAGTAGCAGCAATGGTTTCGACCGAAGATACCATCAATCAAAACAACAATGTTGAACTTACCGTTGCGTTTACGGTCCCAGTTACGGGCAGAAAACGTTTGGTTAACTGAGCCACCTAGTAAGACGTTGACGAAGATACTTACTACTACCAACACCCTTTTAACGTATCGGTATACTTGACTAGCCATCATAATGATCATCTGTCATCTCCTTTACTTCTTACGTATACACCATCTGTCATACCGATAGCTGCCATTAAGTCTGCCAACTGTTGGTGTGACACGATGACAATCTGTTCAAGTTCCCACTCATCGTCATACTGCTTAATGTAAACAGCATCATCATAAACATACATGACAACATCGCTGTGTTCACCTGACAAGTCAAGCGATGTGATTACTGAGGCTGTTCCACCGTCAGCATCCATCTCAATCGTGAACATCATCAACCCCCGTAGTATTCAATCATTAGTGTCCCCTTCACCCACCTTGTTTAATCCCCTTGTCAGAACCCAATCATTGAAGTCTTTAGATTTCATGTAATCTTGCAATACACGTTCGATAGCCAACAGCAAGTCTTCGTCACCATCACTACAAATTTCGTAGTACTTCATCAGGGAGACGATGACAATCTCTTGCTCGTAGTCATCCTACCAGTCCCTTGCTTCTTGTTCAGTCATAAAGAAGTGAATACCTTTAGTGCACTCTACTCGAATGTCACCATCATA